GGTGGTAGTTGGTCTTTCAGATACAACTTAGATCTGACAGGTAGATCCCGAAGATCTTCGACAAGTTCTTCAGGTTCAAGGTGTGGAGCTTTAGCCACAGGTTGTGGTTTAGGTGCCCGCTTCGCCTTGCTGGAAGGCGGTCTGGTTGGTTTGTTGTTGGTCATTTATAGCTTGGGGTGCATTAGGATTAACTTGTGGATCCATCACAGGTGAGTTAGCGAAGGCTGCAGCTTGTTTAGTAAGCTCAATATCTTTCTGAGATTGAACCTGCTGCTGAGCAGAAGCTTGTGCGGCCTGCTGTACCTCTTCCTGTCCTTTGACAAGATTAAGAACATCAATACCTTGTGCTGCTGCTAGTCTTTTAATAAACTCATCTTGATTAATATAGGATCCGACTGCTTCCGGACCCATTGTTTGGGAAATGGTGGTAATAAAAGCAGTAAGACTTTCACGATCCTGTCCTCTGCCAAGAGCATTAACTCCAGCCACAATAGTGGGAGAGACAATATCTTTTGGAAGCTTAGGGATAGATCCATCCCGCTGTAAGACAGCGAGTTTACGATTAAGATAAGGTACGAGAAACTCTGTAGTTAGCAAAGAGAATAATCCTCCGAGCTGAGTTTCTAATTCCATCTGTGTCATACGTACTTCTTCTGCAGTTGTACGTTCAGAGTCACGCACGTTGAGAATAAGGAATGCTTCTGATAAACGTTTTTCATAGTTCATCATCTGCTGCTGAGCCGTAGCAAAGTCTGCTCCTTTACCAACTTGAATGACGCCAATATCATCGGGCCTACCTGTAACGATTGCCCCATTACCAGCCTTAGCAAGGGTCTGAGGTTTGGTAGTACTACTAGGTGATACAACAAATACAACTTTAGCTGCTGCTGCACTACCCTCAACAAGAGCTTGAGATAAAGCTTCGAGTGATTTAAGATCACCAATAAACTCCTCTACTCTGCCTCTACCGTACGGTTCACCATCGCTAATATTGAAGCGTAATGGTAACCATGGGTTTTGATCAAGGGGTGCTTTGCTGTAGCTACCAGGGATTGCTTTGTCGAAAATCTCTTGATACCAGACGACTCTATTATTCTCTCTGCGAACGTGGGTGTAAACATCCACTTCATTTGAAGAATAATCTTTTGGACGTCCAACAGAATCCGGTTTTGGATCTTGCTGTTCTTTTGGTAAATACTTTTCAACTAATTTTTTGTTGACTTTTTCTTTGGTGATGATTTCTAATACGTTACCATTCCCATCACGATCTATGACATAGCGATTTAAAGGGTAAAGCTTTAGGCCTTCTTTTCCCATATATACTAATGCGTTACCACTGACAATCAGATGCTTAAGTGCCTGGTGTACAACTACACGATCACTTGATGCAGCGATACTTTCCAGAATAGTACGTTCAATTTTAGAGAAGGATAACTCCATCTCGGCCCTAATTGTAGGGTCTTGAACAAGATCTGGAACATTGGATTCATTAATTTGTAGCTTGAAGAATGCTGTTTGTGTAGGTAACAATGCCAACATAAGCTTTGCAGCCAATGCATTCACACCCTTAGCACCAACTGATTGCCAGGGTGTAGGGAGGACACGCATACCTTTTACATAATCTTCTTCACGACGTACAAGATAAGGGAGAGTAAGCCTGCTGGCTTCCCATGCTTTGTCTAGAAATTGAGAACGATCACCTGTTAGTTCATCATAGCGTTGTCTACAAGTGTTCATTTACTTACTTTTTTTTAGAAACTGTTTTACCTTCTGAATCCCCTTTGAATTTACCTTCCAAGGATTTTTTATGGTAATTAGGGTTATCATAAGATACTTTCTGTGGTATTCTTAATTTAAGATTATTAACCTTACTTTTAGTAGGCTTAAACGTATCGCCTTTCAAATAAGACTCTTTGTTTTTACCCTTTAATTGTAGCTTGGGTATTTCTTTAAGCTTAGGCTTTTTTGGTTTACCCGGAAACTTTAAAGGAGAGGGAAGCTTGTTGATTCTGTTAGTTACAAACTTACTATTAGATTCTGTTTGTTTCTCCGATGTTACTTTACGATCTTTCCCAGTAATATTAACTTCACGATTTGATCGTTTCTTTTCGAGAAGTTTTTTATTTTTTTTGTAGGCATCGGTGTCTTTGTAGTCACGATCTCCTTTGTACGTACTAGCCATGATCTTTTTCCAAACGTTTTGCGACCCATTCAACCACTGAACGTTGACCAGATTGGTACATAATTTTGTTCAGGGAATCGTCAGGGTTAGGTGAGACTGGTGGGAAAATCTCATTGAGTTCTGTTAGCAGTGTCGCGTCAGGGACACCAATAACGTCATGCGTATTGAGGTAAGTTGACATTACTATGCTCGAAGAATGCTGGCATCCTTGCTGACTTAGTAGCAGAAAGCTGTGGTGCTTTACCCTGATACATTAAGTTATCGCTAGAATCCAACCAAAATTTTTTATCTAGATATCTATCGGATGCACCTACCTTAAGTGGTTGCATCACCCAATTAATCGTGGCCAAGCGGAGCTTATTAAGACTAGGACTGATATCAAGCCCCAGCTCCCTACAAACAATACTATTGGTAGCAACATGAATTTGTTCATCTCTAGAAATATCTGCACTTACTGTTCGCATTCCAGCGTCACCATTAAAGCGAAAGAATGGTAGAAGAACGAAGAAAATTGCACGTTCGGCCACCATTGCTTTGGTAATTGTGTGATCAGGATGCGAGACCCAAGCATCACGTAACCGTAACGCTTCTGCTTCAGATGTTTCATCCATCCCGTAAGCATTGGCGATGTAGCCAAGAGCCACGTCGTGGTTTTCTTCGTCCCGGACATTGGATTCGAGTAGTTCCCTCGCCACGTCTGGAACTTCATTAACCAGGGCATCACGGATAAAATCTCCCACAGGTAGTTCCATATGTCGCATAGCAAGTGCACGGTGAATCGTTTCCTCCGCACCGGTCTTGCATGTACCAGCACTTGTCTGAACTGGTGTCCATTTTCTTTTCCTTGATAGTAGTTTTTCGTATGGGTTCATTCTGCACAATCACATTGAGGTTCATTTGATTCTCGTTCAGGTGCTAAGAGACTGCTCAAATAATCATCCACTTCATCTTCAGCGATTGCTGCATAAGCATTAGATTTATCTTGCACATCTCCCATCACTTGAAGCGAATAATATAAAGAGGTTTGTGGAGACTGAAGCCACTCTTCAATAAAGTCCTCATCCATGACAGTCATATCTGACCACCAGTTGAAAGAGTAACCGTGAAGAAGTCCACTGGATTGGTAGAGACGCATGATGCCGTCTGCTACCCGTTTGTAATTTTCCCAGCCAACTTCTGATGCAATTTCTACATCACCGTAGTTATAAGTTTGAACACCAAAGGTGCCAGAATCTCTATCAACAGTACGTGAGATAGGTGGTGCAATCTCAGGAGTACAGGTGTAACCATCAGCGTCCTTTGAACGGTAGCTACAAGACGCTGTAGGAGCGATAGCGAAGGCTCGCTTCATTCCATACTTATGAGCAACTAGCGAAGCATCACGGATGCCATGAGCCATCTGTTGTACAAGAGAATAAGCAGCAGTAGCTTTTATTTCTCCTGCTGAGTATTGATCTAAGGCTCGTCCGAACTGTTCGTAGGTGACACCGTACCTCCGCAAGAGGTTTGCGAGACCCAAGATTCCAAGTCCAACCTGTCTATCTGTGGAAGAAGATAAATATTCTCCAGTCTCTCCCACACCTGTTTTTGAATGTAACTGGCAAAGCTCTTGCATCCCTTCAACATAAGCACTAGGGATCTGTTCGAAGCTACAGGCTCCAAGGTTAATGTGCTCCAATAAGCACGTACCGCGGGATGGCAAGTACACCTCAAGACATACATTTCCTCTGATTCTTTTTGTTCCTTCATATTTTACCTTGTTTAGCCAGACATCTCCAGCTTTAATTGATTGAATAAGTAGATGTTTGATTGTTAATGGCAGTTCATCCCACCATTCTTGTGTGATATTGACACAACGTTTTACCCAAGGTAGAGCTGAACGTGGCGTAGCAATAAACTCTTCTAAGTCTGGATGTGACGCGTCTAAATGTAAAACTACTGCACCGTTTTTGAATCGTCCGCCTCTTCTGAGAGTTTCGTTAAGAGCCGAGTAGATTCGTCCAAATGATACAGGACCACTCGCAACGACGCCTGACTTTCTCTCGGTATCTTTAGCATCAAGTCTTGATAGATGGATAGCAACTCCTGCTCCATTGCGGAGAGCGTGGGAACAAAAACGCCAAGATGCTTCAATTCCATTAGGTCCTTCGAGTTCATTGTCAACAACGAATACTGTGCACGACACAGGTAAACGGCCATTAGGATCATCGATCCATGATTGGACACGTCCAGTTCTAGAAATTAATTCAGCCATTGATCAGATCGGTTAGTGTAGGTGGTTCATAGTTAGGACCTTTCAATACCTTCCCATCTTCACGACGGATAGGTTTTCCATACTCGTCTAGCTTTGACAAGTTAGATTTATGGACACGCTGCATTGCTTCGTCCAGATCCCATTCCTTAGCAGCAGCGTATTGATAGCAGACATAAACAAGGTCAGCTAATTCTTTTAGTTGCTCTTCAAAACCTTCATCTTGAAAAGCTGTACAAAATTCTTGATACTCCTCATCGATCAAACTCTTTTGCATAGTCATCGGAGTCATCTCCAAAGAGTATGCTGACCGGAATTGGGTTGCCATCATCATTAGAGTTTGATTCTGTGTGTTGTAATTCATTCTGTAAGTAGTGGATTGCTTTTTTAAGATCTTCAGTTTTGCTGTCTTTATATCCCGCTCTGCAGATATATTTAACAGCACACCCTAGATGATAGTTTAGTCCTTGGTCTCGTATAAAGTCCCAAGGCTCCATGGAACCTCGTGTGTAGTAGGTGGGAGATTCGGCCATTGCTTAACTAGCTGTGAAACGTTGTTTGTGAGAATGAAGCATTGCTGCTGCAGAGTTAGAAATAAAGTTTGCATATCCTCCTTTGAGATCTTCTTCAGGCTGTCCTGGATTTGTCTCATCTTCAGATCCTGTTCCATCGTTAGTTCTAAGATGGGCATTGGAGGGATCGAATAAGATTGGTTTGGTTCCGTCATAGTCATCTGATGTAAGTATTTTTGCTAGTCGTGCATTACGTAGAGCATCACCTTCAGTCAGGCCTTTTGACTTAAACGCTTGCACTACAGAATCCCAGGTATACCCATAATCAGCAAAAAATTTTGCGCTTGTTTTTACACCGAATCCTGGTGCACCTGAGTAACCATCTGTGCTATCACCAGCCAATGTTTGAATAAGGAACCATTCCCAACCGCTTT